ACGCTTGTTTGCGTTGGGGTGAAAGCTGAAACCGTCTCAGGATTAATTTGTGGTATGTTAAAGTCGACCGTCCAATCAATAAACACAGAGCCTGCCTCGATATCAGTTGTGATAGGTGTTCCCGAGACATCAACTGCCTGGGTAACCTGAATCAAATAAGCTTTGCCCTGTTGTGTAAACCGCACGTTCTGCCTGTCATCACCTGTGAAATAAAATTGTTGATCCGCACGCATTGCCATTGGAATCACCTTTGGCGTGTGGAAGTTCCACTGCTGAGAACCCGTCTGCGCAATCGCTTGTCTTATTAGCGCATCGGAGTTGGTAATCGCAGTGGGATCATCTGTTGGATCCAGATCAACATATAACACCAGTTGACATGCCAATGTAACCGGGACAGCTGGCACATATCTCAAACGCAAACTAACAAACTTATAAAACTCATATAGTTGAGAGAATTGCGTCAATCTAGTACCAGGAAATCCTGATGGTGTTATTGGAATTTCAAGCAAAACGCGGTCTGCTGGATTAGTCAAATCGGCTTTGACAGTGACGGTTGTAAGAAAATCCGACCCACTATGTCTGCACTTTTGATTTTGGACCTTTCGGACATTTGCCATTGCGTAAGATACAGGAATCCCTGCTCCCTGCAAGCCCAATGCCTTCAAAGTTCCATTTCCATTTCCATTACCGTTTCGTTTCTTCTTGCCTACGTTTGTAGGTCCTGTAGAGCGACCATTTTGGTTGCCGTTCTTAGTTTTCGAATTCATGGTTATTCCTCTTTAAGAGGAACCGTCCTCCTCCTCCCATTCTCTGGAACGACAACAACGCGAGACGGGCGTTCCACTGGTCCTTGTGGAATGTAGTCTCTTAGCTTTGCTAAATCGCCCGGGTGTTTGCACGACAATAAAATATCCATAATTCGGTCATAGTCCACTATGTTGAATCCAACGATCTTAGAGATTAGTAATTTCTCTTGTTCGAGAATCGCGTCTGAATTGTCGCGTGGCCACGGACCGAGACTAGCCTTATATTGGGCATTTAAGTCTCTCCCGTAATCTGCAACAATCTTTTCGTCTCCAAGACCGAGTATTTCAAACAACGCTTTTGCGTATTGACTCATAACCGGGGTTTCAGGATCCATCGCCAAGTAGCCAATGATCTTAGCTTTCAGGTGTCTTTTCCTTTCTATAGCGTTGGTACCATACGCCACCGGCAAGGACATCAACGCCTTCCTAACATTAAAAATCGAATGTTGTGACGTCCTAGGGTTTATATAATACCTTCCGCAAAATGTAACAAAATCGCTAGTCGATCGTTGTTCTATTTTGACACTCAAGCCAAGATCTTTGCCAACTTTTAGCATGGAGGCAGGTTCTATCGCATCAATTCCATCATCACCATACTTGGGCCCTATTTTCGAAAACGCATGCGCAGGGTCTCGAATCGTCGTTCGCAATGCGCAGTATGCCACAAAAGCATTGATGAGTGTGTTGCCAACCGTCGTACTCTGGGAACCAGAATTTCTGGCATACCTAGTTTCGTATTTAATCCCAGCCTTTGTTCGGGCCGGCAAACAAACATCGCGTTTCAATAAATTAACCAAATTCCTATCGCCCTCCCCG